TTCGCGAGATGCTCTACCGCTTTGCCCAGACCGTTCCCGGCTTTCATGGGCTTCTGCTCAGAAGAACGCACAAAGATCTCGACCAGAGTCATCTGCGCTTCGTGCCCTTCGAGGTGAGTCTCCGGGGCGGGACGTGGAAAGTCGCCGACCGGGTCATCGAGTTCGCGCACAAAGACTCTCCTCCTTCAATCATCAGATGTGGTCATCTCGAAGATTCCGGTTCGCTGCAGAATTACCTCTCGGCCGAGTACGACGTGATTGCGCCGGACGAGCTGGTGACATTCGCACGCGATGACATGTTGGAATTGTTCTCACGCGCTCGCTCGAGCAATCCGCATCTCGAAAAACTGCGCGGCGGATATGCGTATGACGGCGTGAATGAAGATGGCGTCATGGAACGGATGACAACAGATGGCTCACTGGTCATCGCGTCTAGTAATCCCGGTGGGAAAGGTGCGCTGTGGATTAAGGATTTCTTCATCGATAAAACGCCTGACCTCGAGCAGCACGCCTCGTACCGCCCGGAATTTTGGGCCTTCCACGGGGCGAGACTTCGTGATAATCCCTACCTGGCGAAAAGTTACGTCAGTACCCTGCGTGATTTGCCTGAGATCCGTCGTAGACAACTACTTGATGGCGACTGGACGGTTTTTGCGGGCCAATTCTTCCAATGGCTACCCTCGAAGCACATTCAGGACCTCGGTCTAACCGCCTGATTCCGCGCGTCAACCGGCATGCATCAATTGCCGACCGACTCTTGCCGCGCCTGACCAACGTGCCATCCGGCGACGACTTCGACACGTGCTGGGAGTGGACCGGCGCACGGATGAAAAACGGGTACGGGTCTGTCAGTATTGGCAAGGGCCGGAAGAGATACACGCATCGGGTGATGTGGGAGTTGACGTGGGCACGTCCAGTGCCGCCTGGTCAGTGCGTCTGTCATACCTGCGACAATCGTCTCTGCTGCAGGCCCTCACATCTCTTCCTCGGCACACACGCCGATAACTTGCGTGACATGGATGAGAAAGGTCGTCGCCGCCCCGCGCAGGGCGAACGTCATCCGTTCGCAAAGTTGACGGAGGCACAGGCGCGTGAAATTATCGCGGCCCCAAAAGGCTCTGTGGCATTGGCCGCTCGCTATGGGATTGCCTATACAGTGGTCTGCGATATTCGCAATGGCGTGCGTTGGAAACACCTGCAACCGAATCTGCCGCCCCGTATCCCGGTCACTGATCCCAGAGGTGAGCGCTCCCCCAACGCCAAACTCACCGAGGCCGCCGTGCGAGAGATCCGCGCGTCGTCAGACAGCGACGGTGTTCTCGGCCAGCGCTACGGTGTCACCCGCAGCACGATTTTCGCGATTCGCAGTCGTCGCAACTGGAAGCACATTCCGTGAGAGTGCGCGACCTGACCACGAAATGCGGCCTTGATTGGGGATCTTCAAACCCAGGCTGTGTCTTGTGGGCCTGTGCCCTTCCAGACAACCACGCCCACGTCTACGAAGAACTCAAATTCGTTCGCATGTCCGTTCGGGAAGTCGCCGAAGCGATCAGAGAGAAATCGCTTGGTGACTGGAAGCTCGGAAAAATGCCGCCGATTTTCTGCGACCCCGCACTGCGCATCAAGACGGGCCAGATCGGTGAAGATTTTTTGCAGACATTTGCTCGCTATCGTGTCGCATTGACCCCGGTCAGCAATAACCGCCAAGTCGGCTGGCAACGCGTCCATGAGGCCCTCTCAATAGACCCAGCCACCGGGACGCCGTGGGTGACATTCCATCCACGCTGTAAATACTTGATTCGCACGATCCCGACGATGCTTCAAGATCCCAACGATCCAGAGGATCTCGATACGGACTCAGACGATCACGGTGTAGACAGTTTCAGGTACGCCCTCCAGGGCGGTTTGCGTCCCCAGAGCCGTGCGAACCTCATCAAACCCGACCCCCCCGGCTCCTGGGGTCAACTCAAACGCTATCTCACACGGAACCCAGCCGCATGATCGGTGATCTGCCTGCCCTCCCCATGATGCTCGACCCCCCAGACGAGCCCCAAGGCCCCATCCTCAAAATCCCCATCAGCGAAGAGAAAGTCGCCCTCTTCACCAAGGAAATTGAACGCGCCCGCATCCTCCGCGACCAGAAGATCGCGGAATGGGGTACCGAGAAGAATTTGGAGCGTTACGGGCCAGCTCCTCTCAATGATCCAGGCGTGAACGTCGGAGTTGATTTCAGGGACGTTGAGAGAAAAGGGGCGGCGCTTTTTTACGATCAACCCACCGTGAATATTCAGCCCGGCCCAGACGGCAACCCGCAAGCCGCGGTATTGCATCAAGAGCTGCTGAACGGCCTGCTCTCCGCGCAGAAGATGAACGCCAAAGCCACGGCGCTCAAAGCCATCAAAGACTGCCTCGTCGCGATCCAGCCGGCCTTCACCAAAATCGGCTACCTGCCGGTCACCGTCGATATGCCGCAGATGAACCCGATGACCGGCCAGCCCGAGATGGTCCCGGTCGTCGTCCATGATGAAGTCTTCTGGTCCAGAATGTCCGGCAAGGCCGGCCTGCTCCCCGTCGACTTCCGAGACACCGACTACGACAGGAGTCCCTGGATTGGCTACGACTTCAAAAAGCCCGTCTCGCAAGCCCGACGCGATTTCAACCTTCCGAGCGATTGGTCTCCGCCCACCGGGGGGACGCGCGAAGTCACCTTTTCTGAAAATAAAGACCCCGCCGGCAGTAGCGACCCCCAGGTCACCGGCACCGAACTCTGGTACCGCGCCTGCCTCTTCGATGACACCGTCTCCCACCCCGAACTCCTGCGCTGCCTCGTCCTCGTCGACGGCTGGCCCACCCCCGTCAAACACGAAAACGCCCCGTGGCAGCAATTGGACCCGACTGGCCGGCTTACTCCGGACTCTATTCAGGGTTATCCCATTCATCCACTCGCGCTGAGAGATTTTCCCGACAGTGCGTGGGTTCCCGCGGATTGCAGCCAGACGGGTCCCCTGACGGTGGAAATCAACACGTACTTGACTCAAGCCAAGGCGAAGCGCGATTCAAATCGACTCATCCTAGCAACCGACGTCACGAAGATCGACATCGAAGCGGCCGGACGGATCGCGGACATGGAGATCTTCAAGGGTCTCAACCTCAACATTCTCCCTGTTCAAGAAAACGCGCTGGTGGGGCAGAACTCCGCCATGATGCAGATCCCCACACTGGACTTGGGCCGCGAGACCTATTTGGGACTCCAGATTTTCGAATCGAAGCGCGACGCCGTACTTGGTCTGACCGCCCCGCAAGGTGGTGCCGAAAACGACAGTGCGAGAACAGCGACTGAGATCGCCACGGTTCAACGAAACGCTGATGCACGGTTCGAGCAAGAGCGGCAACGGGCACTCTCTTGGTGGATCAGGGGTGTGCAGAAATTAAGTGCCTTCGTGGTGCGCTATGGCGATCGCTGCGCCGTCGATATTTTGGGACACAAGCGGGCGCAACAGTGGTTACAGTTTCGTGAGCAGGGCTTTCTCGGCTCCTTCACCTTCGACGTCATGATTGATAGCGGGAAATATTTAGACATCGAATCTGACAGGAGGCAGTTTTTAAGCGTGCTGAACTTCGCGGCGAAAAGTCCGTTTATCCGCCAGGATACGCTGTGGAAAACCTTCTGCCAGAAGTTTGGCTACGCGCCTGATGAGTGGTTGACCCAGCCGCAGCCACCGAAACCTGAACCGCCCTCCCTCTCGATGACGATCAACGGGGACGATCTGAGCGAGCCGCAATCGCCTATGATCGTAGAAATCCTTGCGGCCCAAGGAATCCAGATCTCGCCCGCTGCGATCCAGAACATGGTGCTGGCCCTCAAAGCCAAACAGCAGGCAGAGGAGCACGCCGCGCTCAGCAAGCAGAATCCTCTACTCGGACTCGCCACAGCAGAGCCTCCCGGTCCTCCTCCACCGCAGCCGGGAATGCCAGGAATGCCGCCAGTCAACCCAGCGACA